CTTCCACCGCATCCCGCCGTTCTTCGCTGATCGCAAGAGCGTCCGCAAGGCGTTCCGTTTCGTCCAGTTCACGCCGCAAGCTCGCGATGCTACTTTGCACGGTTTGGTCAAACTCTGTGATCGCTTGCGCTTGTCCGCTGGCGCGCTTGGCCATCTCATTGAGGCTGTCGCCAAACCGATCGGTCAGGGACGCAGCCTCGTTCATCTGCTGGCCGGCCTCTTCGGCGGCGCTTCCGGCGTCTTCGGTACGGCGTGCAGCTTCTGTCTGCGTCGATGCCAGAACCTCAGCCGAAGCAGACAGGGCCTGCTGAACGGTTTGAAGCTCCCGGTAGCTGTCAACACTTCCGCCGACTTGACTGAGCGCTGCTGAAACAGCGTTGCCAATGGCGTTTTGGGCCTGCGCCGTGGTTTTTAGCTCCGCGTTAAGCGCCTGTAGCCGCTGCTCTAGCTTTCCTTGGTCAATACCGCCGTCTTCCGCGTTGACGCCAATGCCTTTGCTGATGTCGGCGGCCTGCTGTTCCAATTGCGATAGGCGACTGATTGCGTTGCGCGTTGAGCCGCTGGCACGCGCCATCGCAACTTCAATTTCGGCGCCGAACTTGCTCGCTTCATTGCGCGCCTCGGCCAGCAGACCGACAAGCTGCTCAAGGATCTCTGGCGAAGCGAGTCCGGCTGCGCCGCCAGCTGCACCGCCTAAGATCGCACCAACGCCACCCGCCACACGCGAGCCGAGTGACGCGCCTTTGATCGCCAACGTAACGGCTGCGATGCTGCGCAGAATCTCATCTAGCCGGTCTACGAAGACGTCTGCCGCGCTTGCGGCGTCTTCAAAAAACCGTTTGATGTCCCCACTATCCGAAGCGTTTTGCAGAAAGTCACGGAAGTCGGTGGCGAGGTCCAGAATGACCGGCGCCAGCTCCCGGCCGGCAATCACTGCCGCTTCGTCCAGCGAATTCGTGACAATTTGCATCTGCCCGGAAAAGGTGTCAGCCGCCCGCGCAGCTTCCCGATTAAGGGCCTGGTTCGCTTCCCATTCGCTGTTTGCGGTGCGCAACGCATCGCGCACCATGTCAGTGTCGGATGCGAGCGCGCCGATCACACGCCGTGTCTCCCGACCGGCAAGATTGAATTGGTCCAACACCTCGGTCTGCCGGGCCGCTGGAATGTCACCAAGCGCATCGGCAAAGTCGGTCAGCACCGCAACAGCGTTTTCGCCGAATTGCTCTCGCAGTTCCTGCGCACTCCGGCCAGTCAGGTTAATAAGGGTCTGTAGATTTTCGCCGCCACTGGTGATTGCGGTGTTGATCTCAGTCAGAGCCGCGCCGACAGACGAACCGGATGTCTCCGCACGCTGGCCCAGCGATCGGAGCGCTGCGGAAAGGCCAAGCACCTGTTGCGCGCTAAGATCAAACTGCTGGGTGCTGGACGAGAGGAACGTGCTGGTCTGCGCGATCTCCGCTTCAGTCGTGGCGAAGTTATTGCCAAGCGCCGTGATCGAAGCACCTAGGCGGTCAATCTGCGAAACAGACTGGCCGGTGATGTTCAGTAGCCGCGCCAGCGACCGTGCGCCCTCTTGGCCGGCAAGGTCCGTTGCCGTCTCCAGCTTCGCCAGCGTCTCGGCAAACTTGGCGATGTTATCTACACCCGTTACGCCAAGCTGGCCGGCGGCGCTCGCGAGGTCTAGAATGCGCCCAGTTGCCAAAGGCACGCGCTGGGCAATGTCTTGAATTCGCCCGCCAAGGCGTTCAAGCCGGCGACCTTCCAAGTCAGCCGTTTTGCCAACCTCAACAAGCTGGCGCTCGAAGTCCGCGAACTGGCGTACAACGGACTGCAAGGCAAAGCCCGCACCAAGACCCGCCAAGGCGCCCTGTACGCTCGTGATTGAGCGGAAAACGCCATTCATGCGGTTGTTGAGGCCCTGCGCCGCACGGCTGATGCCATCGGCGCGCTGTTCCGCGCTCCGGCCGCGCCCGACAAATTCGCTCAGCCGCCGGTTGGCCGCTTCAACGCCGTCTGATTCAACTTTGAGGCCAAGTTCGGCTATATCGGCCAAGGCGTCCTCACTGGAAAAACGGGCTTGCGTTCCCGTTGCGCAAAGAACGACGGTTCGCCTAGCTTGGAAACCGCTAGGAGGTGATGATGGCTAAGCTAAAGACGTGCGACAGTTGCGGCGGTCAGGTGGCGAACAACGCCTATAACTGCCCCCACTGCGGGGCTGCGACGGGGCTGTCCAAATTCATGGCCTTGCTCAGTCTCGCCGGAACCGTGGTCATCGTGTTCATGGTGATGAATTTGTTCCGGGAAATGGGCGCGTTTTAGCGGGCAACGGGAACATGTGGATTTACCGCTCCCGCCTCGCCTCCGCCTGCACGCGCAGCCAAAGGTTATCCAGCCGCTTGACGGCCGCAACTTCCCACGCGGCAAGTTGCTGGCCGGTTACGTCCATCCAGGCCTTGATGCCTTCGTAGGTCAGTGGCCCCGGCCCCATGCCGCCCGGCGGGCGGGCGTTGTCTAGCTCGGTGAACGCCGACCAGATGTGCGTCAAAAGGTCAGGGAACGGGACCGGAGGCTCTAAAGCCTCCATAGCCCCGCCCTGAATGAAGTGGTCGCGCTTGGTGACCCCGTTGTCGTCAGCGATGCTTAGTCGGAACTCATGTTCCGCAAAAGCCTCTAGGTCGCTGACGAGTTGTTCAAAAAATTCTTGCGATCGTGCATGAACGCGTCGACCTGCTCGCGCACAGCCGGGATCTGCTCATACAGCCACTTAGCGTTTTTCTCGCTGCACTCCAGCGCCTCGCCGTTCATAACGACGTGCCACGCCTTCGTGCATTTCGCGAGGAGCGCCAGCGAGTTGGCTTCCTGCTGTTCGGCGGTGATCGTGGCCTGACCGCGGCTGCGCTGCGCCTGCTGGATGCGCAGGTTCGTCTGCTGGTTCTGGACCTGCTTGTAGCGCGCGCTGTCCATCGAATACAGCTCAACCCACATGGGATCGCCGTTGTCGTCGGTGAACGGCTGCCCAGTAGCCGGCTCGTAAATCGTCATCACGCTGGTTTCACTGGCTTCCGCCAGGGCCGACAGGTCCATGCCGCCGGTCTTTTTCTGCTGTGTCATCGTATCCTCTCTCGGGTTGTGTCTGGCCGGTGGGGCGGGCGGAACCCGAGCAAAACCGCCCGCCCCGATCCGGCCGGATCGTCGCTATCTCAGGCTCGGGTTGTTGCTCGGTTACGGCGTGTTCGACCGCTGCCAGACAAACGGCGCCGACAGGTCGGTGTCATACAGCGCCTCGGTGCCGACCGTAATTGGAACCGGACCCGACTGCGGCGGGTCCATGTCGCCGCTGTTCGCCTTCATGCGCGGCATGTAGACGGCCTGATAGTCGGACCCGTCCGGGCTATCAAACCGCAACGCCATCACAAATTCGGTCTCGCCGTCGAACAGGTTGAAAACGTCAACGTTATCGTCCGAGAGCATGACCGTCATCTGGCCTTGAGCGGTCGCCTGGCCGCCGAAAATGTCGACCGTGTTCTTGCTGCCAATCTGCGCCGGGTTATCCCGGTTCAGGCTGACGTTAAGGTTCATGCCGGTGACAGCGGCGCGTGCTTTTCCGTCGACGATAATTGCGCCATCAAAGACGGCGAACGGCGCTTCGGTGCCGGGCGCGCTTGGGGTGCCAAGCGAGGTGTCCGACAGGCTGCCACCAGAAATACCCAGCAGGTCGGAACTGAAAGACACGAGGCCGCCGCCTCCGCCGCCGCCGGGCTGCACGTCCAGCGACCAGCTGTTCGGCGTCACGCCCCGGAATACCTGATATTTTGGCGTCGCCAAGCCGGTGAAGCGGCGCTCGATCGTCCAAGTCTTGACGACGTTCTTGGCCGGCAACCGACCGGCCGGGCCGTCCACCGTTTCGTCCCCGCTGCCCGTCTCATCGGTCAGTGTGGCGTTCGGGCTCATTGGCACAAGGGTCAGAGCCGACGCGGAAACTGCCGTGACCAGCATGAAGCCGTTGTTGCCAGCGTTGGTGAAACCGGCGGTCTGAACCACATCACCGACCTGAAAGCCGTCCGTGGTGTAATCGCCGGTCGAACGGGTGAACTCACCGCTTGACGCCGTTACGTCAATGCTGGCCTCGCCAGTCGAGGGCGCGGCTGCGGTCCAGCTATTGCCGTTGGCCAGTGCCAGGAAGTCGTCAAAGTCCGACATTCCAAGCTGGCCGGAAATGCTGCCGCCGATCGTCTCAAAGCCGTGGCGACTGGACACCTGCCAGCCGTGAGACTGGATCTCATTGGGCCGTACAGCGTTGCGCGACGGGTTGATGTTCTTGGAGTTGACCCGGAGGGTCTTCATCGTGGGCGAAACCGGAGTTTCGCCGCGGTTGGTCTCTTCAGCGTAGGCAAGTTCTACGCCGATGCCGCTCTCGTATGCCATCGGGCGGGCTCCTCTTTAGCGGATGGCCATAGAAAAGCCCGCCGGAATCGACGGGCTCGTTTCGACGCGCTCGGGTTGGCGTCTCGGGTTAATCGTTGCTCGCGTGCAGCCGCCAGTAGACCTCCACCGGCACCATGTACCAGCCGCTTTCCTCAGTGCGGCCGCGCAGCCGTTGGGTGCGGCGGATGGTCAGGCCAGCCAGTGTGGTCGCGCGTCCAGGACGTAGCGCGGACTTAATTGCATCCGCTAACTCGTCCGCCGCATAAGCGCCTGTGCCTTCCGGATAGAACAGGTCGTATTGCACCAGCCCAAGCGCTTCAATCAGATTGGTGCCGATGCGGTTTTCCTCGCCGGGCAGGTACGTTTCGCGCAACCACGTATTGCCGGCGGTCGGGTTGGGTGGCGCAAACCCCTCGTTTTCGTAGGCGCGCTCGCTTGGAATGCCTGAAACCTGTAGCATTAGGTTGCGCAGCGCCAGCTTGGTCGCCTTGTGGTCGACGGCCATCTACGGGCGCTCCTGCTTTGCACCTGCGACAGAGCGCGCCACGACGCCCGGATAGTTGGCGACGGTGATTTTGACCACGCCATTGGGGGCTTGCTTTGAATGCCCGTTTTCCAGCGCCGGGCCATATTCGGTGCCGTTAGTTATATAAACGGTGTCTCCGAACTGCGCCGACGCGGCGACGCTTTCCAGCACCAACGTCGCGGCGTTCGCGCCGGGGTTGGCCGGGTCACTGACCGAAAAGTCCGGCTGATTGAGTGAAACATTCCAGTTGTTGATGAAGAAGCCTAGATCGACCGGAGAAGCGCCGCCGGCCCGCGCTGGCGTCATCAACTGCGACCCAAGATCAAACGTCACCTTCTGCAACGTCAAATCCAGCCGCGTCCGCGTCTTGCGAACGAATTTTTCTATATCTAACGCGAAACTGGCCATCAGCGTCGCACCTGGAGTTCGTACATCGCAGCCTGCTCGCCGCTGTACTTCGGCATGACCCGCTGGATTCCCCAAGTCTGGCCGTCAAGCACGACCTGATCGAAGACCGCCGGCACGAACGTCAGCCCCTTCGCCGGCACGCTCAGGCGCAGGTCACCGCGCCGGATCAAACTGCCGTCAATCTGGTCGCTGGCGTACTCGCGCGGCGGCGTTGCGGCAACGTCTTGCGTGGACGGACTGCCAGTCGTGGACTCGCCGGTTGTTTCGTCAAACGTCGTCTCGCCGGGTCGGCGGAGCGTGACAGTCTTCCCGAACTCATCTGTTAACTCCACCGCCAGGGCGCGCATTTCCGCGTCCAGGGCGCCGGTCATCC